CAACGATTCAGTGACGTGTACCGCCTGACTACGTATGGTGATGATAGCTTGGGTGCCCCAATGCCCGAGATTCAAGATAAGATGACCTTTAACACCATTAAGGCAGCTTTTGAAGAAGTTGACATCAAGTACACACCGGCAGATAAATCGGAGAACGCGCCCGATTTTGTCTCCCTTGAGGAGGTGGATTTTCTCAAGCGCAAACCAGTTTTCAACAAAGAGTTGGAGATGTGGATGGGAGCGCTTGACATTAAGTCCATTGTCAAATCCCTGCATTGCAGTGCCAGTTCTACCCTGCCACCCGATGCGGCAGCTATCGTGAATTTGGACAATTCCATCAGAGAAATGTTCAACCACGGTCGCGAGTCGTATGAGGATTGGAGGAAGAAAGTGGGCCTGATTGCAGATGATCATAACCTGCGTTACGACTTGTCGTTGTTAGGTTATGATTTCGATGCGTACCTCGAGCGTTATAAAGCTCGGTACCTTCGAGACCAACTTTAGTCGGTTATTTAGACAATGCACGGGGGGTTTTACCAACTCTCCCCTCGTGTAGATGACAATGCCGCAATTTTGAAAAGATGAGGACTCACGTGCATTTTTGATGCAGCAGCACGTGTTTTAATATATGTATTACCCAAAGTTACGAAAATTTACAATTAATAAAGTGGGCTCTGCACGACAACCCACTGGTGAAGAAGCAATACCTCCTTATTCTCGAGGAAGTAACCCAGCTTCGTTTGGAACTACGCCAATTAAAAGGTCGAGCGGACCGCATCGATAAGATGTTTGGCAGATTGGAACTCCTACTAGGGGAGGATAAACCCCTGGAATCCCACTCCGAACCTGTGGTGTCGGCCGAAGGTGAAACCGGTCAGCACCAGATCACTTCTTTTACAGATTTAGATCCTGGTTACGGAGTGACCATTAAGGGAAGCAAGGATGCTACATTTGACACAGTTCAAGCAGAAGATTCCGGGCTGGCTTCATTCCTTATGAGACCGACCCGCATCTACGAAACGACCTGGGACAACACTACTAGTCCAGCTGTCAATGATTC